TCTTCGGCGGACGCCCAGGCTTGGCTTGCGGCGGAGCGGCGGGCGCCGGGGCGGCGGATGCCGCCACCGGGGCCGCAGGCACAGGGGGCGCCTTGACAGGCGCCGAAGCGCCGACCGCCTTCGGAGGAGCGCCGAATTTCAGCTTGCTGTTGAGTGCCTTGATAGCTGGCGCGTCCAGGCTCTTGATCTGGCGTTCGGGATTGGCGTCGGGGGCATCAATCCAGTTAAGACGGAGAGTCGTCTTTTCGTTGTATGTATGCTCCTCGATACGGCCAAGAATTCGCTTGCCGATGAATGTGCCATCCGCGAACGGGTCAAAAGATGAGCCGTCCCAGCCAACCGCGACCTGGGCCTGCTTGGCGTTCAGAAGGGCGGTATTGGCATCGTAATTGTCGGCGGAATTGAACAGACAGAGGTAGCCGACGCCTTGTTGTTCCTGATCCCAATCAACCCAGGCCGGGGCATCTAGTTTGTAATACGTCAAGAGGTCAGGGGAGTTTGCCCAGAACTTGAGTGCCTTAACACTCAGAATCCATTGAGGATATCCCTTGACCGTGGTTCCGAACCCGGAGCCGACGATCTCAAAGATGTAACTACCGACGCGATCAATCTCAGCCATGTTGTTCTCCTAGTAATTGAATGTATCATTGTCATCGCCGAAGACGGTGCCGACGATAAGAATCCACGCAAGGTCTTCGCCCGTTCGCCACCGCTTTCGGATAACTATAAGAGATACTTACACGTTCCAGATCGGTCAATTCTGGGGGGCAGATCGGGGAACTTCACTGGTTCGGCAACAATGCCCAGGATGGAAGTTTGCTCGAAAATCTTGTAACGCTTCCCATCCTCCCGGTACTCGACGCCAAGATCGGATAAGGCAACCCGGCCCCCACCCACGGCACGACCCTCTTTGTGCTTGACCAGCACGGTTTGGCCAACCGCAAGATCGAAGGTCTCGCTACGGGCGCCAGCCGCGGACACGTTGCCGGGACCGATGGCGACGACCGTTGCATGGGTATACATGTCGTTGTTGTTGGGGATGACGACCTTGCCGACCACATCCTCTTGCTTCTCAATCAACTCGACGACGACCAGGGTGTTGCGCGGCTGAAGCATTATGCCTCCGGTATATTGCCATTGAAGACCATGTCCCAGAGCGAATCATTGTCTGGGGCATCGAAACTGATGAGGGGTGGCAGATGCTTGCCATTGATGGGCCGGCTCTTGGCGAGGTAGTAAACCTCTGGCTGAGTATAGATGATCCGATCCGTTGAGCCGGACGCCTTGCCACGCTTCGCCTCCTTGCTCGCCGTCGCCACCGACACATCTCCATGCCCCAGGCGTAACACGTGGTCGGCCCACTCGACAACTTCTGTACGAACGGGGTAGGCTTTGGCGTTAGAGAACTTCGGCCCGTCTTCCAAGTAGTCCAAGCCCGCAAGATTGCTCACCGTCGCCTGTGCAAGCTGTGCCAGAATGATGATATTGACGCCGGTAGATTTGAGACGGTCCAGGTCGCCAAGAATCATCCGCATAGCATCCAGCAGATGCTTATACCCTTTACCGTATCCGTAGTCCTCAATGTTCTTGCACTTCGGGCATGACGCCGGGCCGGGTACGTTCTCAAAGACGTATTTCTCGGCAATTGTCTCTAGCTTCGTGCCGGTGTCGATTACACACGTTGATCCAGCCGGCCAGAGATCTGGATTATGCAAAGCATCCCGCACATCTTGGAAGGTGAGCGCGAGCTTGTCCTGCCGCTTCAGGCCGATCAGCTTGGCGCCGGTCTTCGGATGGAGGATGTCCTTACTACCGTCGTCCAGAGGGATGAAGCGGGCGCCGGGTGCCATGCTGGCCAACGTGGTCTTGCCCACACCCGACTTACCATACAAAACGATGGTCTTGCCGATGCCAGTAGTGTCCACCGGATCCATCGTAAACGCAGCCGGGGTGTGGCCGGCCACTGGTGGAGGGGGTGGTTTACTGATTCCTGCGGGCATCGGGGGCTTTCGAGCCGGGGGTGGGGGCATTGTTCAACTCCTTGGTTTGGTTAGTATACCCTACAATTCATCGTCGGTCAAATCATCCTCATCAGATAACATGGCCGAGCCTGCCTCCAAGCGCCGGGCAAAGTCAGGATCATCCCCTGGTTGCGGCTCCTGGGAGCGTTGTTCCGCAACCAGGGCTTCGTCATCATCAAGGCTAGCGTACCGCCGCCTCCGCCGCCGCCGCTCCCGCCGCCGAATTAGCTCTTCGCGCCGCCCAGGGGCTTGCCGACTTCCGATGTGGTCCGCGTCGGCAAGTTCCGATTGTGTCTTTCGATTGGCGTTCATTTGGTGGCTCTCCGATTAAGCATACGCGCATACGAGTCTACGATATAATTCAAAGTCGCCGCAATTATGATGGCGCCAAGGACGCCGACACCAGTCCCAAATCCGATTACGGCGCAAGATATAAACGTGTGAAGCATTATTCAATCTCCCGGCCGTTAACGGTGACATCAACGTGATGTCGTCTAAAACCAGCAGGCACGGTCTTACCATCACATACTACCTCAGAACCACTCCCATAGCAAATGGGAATAAACGGGCAAGGAAAGGTTGCCCGACATTGTTGTTCATTTTCAAACCAGCAACCCGACCGCTCAAACGTCTTTTGCGCCTGATAGACGGCGAACAGTTGATGCTTGAACGCCTCAAGTTCCGCCTCCGTGCGAACGATTTCGCGCCGCTGGTAATAGAAGTCGGGACGAACTTGGATGTCTTGCAGGAGCCGGGCGCCGAACATGGCCGAGGTCTCGCGGAAGGCATACCCGCGCTTGCCCATTTCAATTGTCACCGGCTCGCCGTCCACAGTCGCCGCGATCTCGCCGCTGCCGACCTTCTCCACGCAAGTTACTGTGAACTTACGACCGCAGTACATATCGGTCTTGATGAATTCCGCGGTCTCAGCCTGGGTAATTGCGGAGGGTTTGATGGTCGGCTTGTGCCATACGTCATACAGGGTATTGCCAATGCGTTCCGACTTGTCAAACCACGGAATCGAATCAATATCCCGGTCCCCGACTCGGCTCCATAGCTCGGCTAATGTATATGTATTAGGACAACCGCGATCATATAATCGCGGCATGTCCTTGAATGCCAGCGCATACATGGATACTTGTGTATCCTTCTTGGCCTTATCCCAGTAATCCGAGTCGGATGTAATCGAGCGTGATGTTGATTTACGCTCAAGATTGCAGACGGCGCCCTGCCATCGAACAATGTGGTCGATCTTGCCGACGCGGACCACATCGGAAGTCGGCAAAGGCAGATTGACCTTCGGCGACATGAGGGGAAGTTCAAACGGGATTTCGCTGGCCAGGATTTCAACCGGATCGTTAGTCCATCGCCACAAATAACCGATGAAGGATTGCAAGAGAACCTCGCGCTCGACCGCCCAATCGAAGGGAGTGACGCTGATGGGGGGAGTGCGATAGGCTTCGTTCAGATGCGCAATAACCGCGTCAATCTTTGCGGCCTCATCGCCCTTTACCGCGCCGGCAAGCTCATGAAGCTTGTGCCAATTCGTACCCATCCGTTGAGATTCGGTATCCTTGTCGGGTTTCAGTCCCTCAATGAAGCCGAGCCGGAACTTGACGGGGCACGTCTTGAACGCCGCGATGCTGGTGGCGGATAATCGGTATTGGGACATGCTTAAATCCTCGGTAAGTTCCGACCGCCCGGACGCCCCCGTGGGCCAGACGTGAGGACGGCTTTCATTGCCGCCAAACTGCCATGCCCGCCGCGATCCTGGCCGTCGACGTCGTCAGTGTATCCGAGCGGCGATTCCCCACGAACCACAGCCAAGGGTTGGATCGGCTCATGCTGTCGGATAATGTACACCGCAATCAGCAAGGCGTCAAGCCGGCCGTCAAGAATTCCGCCCTTCGGCCCATAGATAAGATCATGCTCCGGGTAGTTCAGCCCGCGCCATGCTTCTTGAGCGCCGACGCTATGTGGGTCTTTTTCCTTGCCTTGGATGTTATAATGGTTCTTCCAGGCTTGCGGGCTAACCTTTTGCCAAGGAATGCCAGTCACGGTTAATCCCATCGCCAGGGCGCCAGTTTGCAGACCGAAACGATAGGCGCGTTCCGGCTCGTTATCCGGCCGAGTCGTGTTCCATTCCAGGCCGGCAACCCCTTCTTCTCCAACCCCACTCCAGCGCATAATGTTAGACAGCATAAGGAAATCAATCTCGGTCCGCTTACTCCCTTCCGCCAACGGCATATCCCAGCACCACGCATTATGGTGGGTGACGGTGGCGATGGCGCCAGTAAAGCCAGGATCAATACCCATGTAAATTTTCATTTGCAGTACCTCTCTGCGATCTGCCCTTCCGCTGCCAGAGGGATGCCCGGCGCCCATGCTGGTTCGCGGCTTAACTCCTCGATGCTCGCGGCAAGTGCTTTGTTGGCGTCGGCAATCGGGACGTGAAGCACACATTCGTCGTAATTGTGGAGAACGGTATGATAGCCTCTCCGTTCCAATCGTAGAATTGCCTCCACCAGAATATCTCGGCAGAACCCTTGGACAATGTTCTCCACTAGCGAACCACCCCACGAGAATTCCCAGACGTGCTTCATGTTGTTGAAGATGGATATGCGGTCAGCGCCCCGGCCGAATTTATTGGCGGCGAGTCGGACCGAATCATAATGAAGCCGGCGCCCATTCGGGAGTTGGATCGAGACGCCATCATTGCCACGAGGGATGAAAGCCAATCCACGGGGTAGCTCGCAAGCTTGGCGGTATCGGGCAGTATATACAAAAGCTCTCTCAACGTCCCCCCATAACTTAACAATTGCTTTGTTCTCATTGCGATAAGTATAAACGAGTTGTTCGGCAAGCGGCAAGTCGATTGCTCCATCAGCATATCCGACTGCCCTCTCTGCACCCATTCCGTAGCCGCATCCAAGAATACCCACTTTTCCAACGCTGTTTCTAGCCCACCCCATGCGTTGTTCAATAACTGGGATGCTTCCATTCTTATTCGGTTTGCGCACGCGGTATCCAAGCACCTTTTCCGCGAATCCACAGTAAATCTCCTCTCCGTTCTTGAACTTCGTAATAAGATCGTCTTGACCGGCGATCCAGGCCAGCCCGCGAGCTTCAATGGCCGAAGCATCGGTAATCACCAGGGTCTTACCGATATCGGGGATCAGCATGCCACGGACCGCCGTAATGAGCGGGTGGGCTTTACTGCCAAGATTGGCGAGATTGATCTTCTCCGTGCCGCCCGACCGGCCGGTATGGGCCGCGTAGTATCGCAACGGCACGGGTAGTTTATCGCCGCCGGCCTTGCATTGTGCGGCGATCTTCTCTATCCGCTTGATGTGGCCGGGCCAGGAATCACAGGCGATCCGGCCGGCCATCAGCCCCCGCACCCGATCCGACTTATGATTCTCCAATAATTCCCGCTCAGGATCATCAGCGGCGATGGCGAGCAAATAACCCTTCTTACCGGGCTTATAATACCGAGCGGGAATATCTCCCGCCTCCTCCAACGCCTTGCAAAGCTCGCCCCCAAAAACAGTGTCGCCGCGTAGTTCCTCCGCCGTCATCCCCTCTGGAATTGTGGCAGTCATCGCGGCCCACATCTGTTCCTTCAAGCTATGGCCAAGGGTGTAATCAACGCGAAGCTCCGGCTTAGTGAATATCTCCAGTGAGTGCTGGATCCATTGAAGTTCAACGGCAGGGTTTGTCAGTTGGGGGAGGAGGATTGTGAAACCCTCCCATTCCCGCAGACAGTCATTCCGGCCGTATTCACATAGGGCGGCAATCTGTTCCCCCGTCGCCAAGGGCCGACGCCGAGGCATTTGTAGCTTGCCGCGTACCCGTTTTACCGGCGTATGCCGCTCGCGGAATGTCATGCCAGAGAATTGCGAGGTATCGCCTTTGTCCCTCAAGCCCAGATATTTGCAAATGTGGGCGAGGTCATTCTTCCGGCGGGCATTCTGGTGTCGGCTCAAACCCAGAAGATCGATAACATGGGGCGGGTAAAGACTGAAATGGCGAGCCAGGATTGTCGCGTCAAACGAGGCATTCTGAATCAGGACTGTGCATCCTTCAAAATGCCGGCCGTATTGTCCCCGCAGCCAATCAATCCGCTCAACTACTGCTTGCAAGCCAACGTCAAAATAGGTATTGGTGCGATGATCCTCAAACGGCTGTCGGATCAGGGTGAACCCGCAACCGAGTATCTCGAATCGCTTGTCTGTGACGTATTCAATCGTGGACAGTGCCCCCGCCTTGTCGCCCATGCAATAATCAGGGTCGAAGTAGGTCTCGAAGTCGATTACAACAACCGGACGAGGATAATGACACTTCGCCAGGACGGCCCGCCAGCCCGGCACTTGGGGACCGGCCAGGGGCATTGGATACCCGAAGCCGGTATAATGCTCAGTGTATCCGAGCGGCGATTCCCCATGAACCACAGCCGTGCGGAATGGTGAAGGGGGAGGGGGGAGAAGCATCAATCCACCGTGAGATCGTCATCCGGGGCCAAGGCAATGAGACCGTCGCCAACGCGATGATTGCGGTCGAATTTGGCCTCCTCTACCTGATTGAAGTCTTCCGACTCCAATAGTGTACACAGACGCCAACCACGCCGGTCATTACCCGTGCGGGGATGTTGGGCCGGCCCGCTATGCCGAATAGATTCCAGTAATTCAACCCGCTTCTCCAAGCGGGCATGGACGCCAGCCGGAACATCATCAAGATACAGTTTGTAATAATCCAGGATAGCGGCACCAACGTGATAGCACAGGACATCCGACCAGCGGCCCGCCAAGGCCGCCGCATCATCATGCGTCGGATGCTGCCGAACCGTAACCGGAAAATCGCCGGGGCCGGCCCTAACCTGCGAAGGCGACACATACCGCACATAAGAGGTCAAGAGACCTTTAGTATGGGTGTCGATATCGGATCGCAAGGCAATGCCCGTGATGGCGTCGATGATGCGTGTACGGTAAGTGGAGGGGGCCGGGTGGCTATCGCTGTCAGGCAATCGGGAGCCTCGCGGCGGAGTACTTCCGCCAGGGCGGGCATCATCTGTCTCAAGTGGGGAGGCAGGGTAGTTTGACGGTTCAGCCATGTGTAAATCTCCACGCAAAGACCGAGAGCGTTTACACGCAATGGTCCGGGTTTATCGGTCGTGAATCGCGGGTCGAACCTATCGGCGGCGAATTGGCCGTCGAATTCTTTAGCTTGTTCTAGTTGCAAAGCGGTGGCCAGGATTTGCACCTAGCATCGGTCTAAATACCGTCACCGCGTAATTGCTCCGGTTCGAGCTCTTCTAGATGCTCCCTTTGGTAAGGTAAAGGGACTGTCTCGAACCGGAGCAAACTCCATTAGTATACACCAACAATCATCCGTCGTCAACTGCTTTATGAGCAATTGCAATAAGGTCGAGGGTCTTACTCGCCGCCGCCCCATACGCCGCCCCCGCCGCCACCTCCGCCACCGCCCCCGCCCCATACGCCGCCCCCGCCGCCGCCGCCTCCGCCGGCGCCGCCGCATACGCCGCCACCTCCGCCGCCGCCTCCGCCGCCCCCGCCGCCAAACCCGCCGCCCCCGCCGCCTCCGCCGCCTCCGCCACCGCCGCCGCCCTCGCCGCCGCCTCCGCCGCCACCACCGCCGCCGCCTCCGCCGCATACGCCGCCACCACCGCCGCCGCCTCCGCCGCCTCCGCCCCATACGCCGCCACCGCCGCCACCGCCGCCGCCTCCGCCGCCTCCGCCGCCTCCGCCGCCTCCGCCACCGCCGCCGCCTCCGCCGCCTCCGCCACCGCCGCCTCCGCCACCGCCGCATACGCCGCCCTCGCCGCCGCCTCCGCCACCGCCGCCGTCGCCGCCACCGCCGCCGTCGCCGCCGAACGATCTTTACCGGATAACCAGTTATTTGCCCAATCTGTCCACGTCTGATCCTTATAAACCGCCATTGCACAGAGAATAGCGAACCGAATCTTTTGCTTTGTGGTGATTTTCGGAATAGGGATTTCACGAATCGTAGTCAATGATCTGGTACCGACTTTTAATCCCTTATCGTTCTTGCCGATTTCCCCCTCCGCTTCCCACAACCGGAATGAAGAATAGCCGCAATGGATGGGATTCAACAATACCGCCAGAAGCGGATCAGTATAGGCGTGAAGCCACCCCGGGCCGCACAATTCACCCGAACCGTCAGTTGTATGGGTGACGTTTTTGCCCCACTTTGTGTTATTGCGAGTGTACCTGTCAACATCGGTTAGTTTATATAATTTTGCCATTTCTATCTCCTCATAGTTGGGGGTCAAATTATCTCAAGCGGATCGGGAATCGGATAGGGCCAATCGTTTTCCCAGATCTCCAATCCGCTGCCGGTCGAGCGGCCATGTAGTTTGCATCGCATAAATCCCTGCCGGCTCATTTCTGGCCGGCAGGGAGAGGGAGGAGGATAGGATCAGGGGGGGAAGGGGA